ACTGTACACTCTCTGCTACATCAAAGGGTAGATCGTTTAGCAGGTTTGCCATAGGACTCTCTGCCATGATTGCATCAAGAGAAGCACCATTGTCTTTCAAAAATTTGACAGCTACTGATAGCTCACTTGCTGTGGCTTCTCCACTTCGTACACGTAGCAGTAGCTCTTGCGTCACAGCTTCGTGCAAAGTGTCCATCTGTTGTTTTTCGGTCATTGCCACTCTCCTGTACGGATTTGCTCTGTAATCTCTACAGCGCGTTGTCCTACTTGTTTAGCCCATCTACTGTCCAGAAACTCGTCTGCTGCCATATCGAAGTTTCCTCCCTTTAGCAGAGCCATTGCGTTTACGAACTTGCTGGTTGTCCCTATCCCTACGTTGAAGGTAAAGTTGACGAGAGCTGCAAAACGTACCTCGTCTAAGTCCAGCGTCCACGGAAACGTTTCCTTCAACTGTGTCACCACTCGTTGTATGTCGTTGGACAGTAACATTTCTGCTTCTTTTTCCGAAATGCCTATGTCTTCGATGTTTCGTCCGATTCCGATAGTTAGCTTCCCAGCAGTGCATTGATATGGCTTTAACCTCAGTCCTTCGTGGCGTTTAAGTTGTTCAACTAGCTGTGTCATTCTGTTTCTTTCTGCTTGCTCAGGCATAGTCCTGTCATGCATGTACCACATTGTTATTTTTTACCGAACATTTTAGTAGCACCTTTAATACCAAAAGACGCACTAACAATAATACCTAAGGTATAACGATACCAGTCAGGTGTCATAGATAAAGCTTCAAAACCCCTCTCTACGTATTCCACGGTAAAGGGTAAGAAACATAACAACAGTGGTATACTGAACAAAATTGTAAGATACTCATCTTTCCATGAATCCTTTGAACCATCTATTGCTGCTTTATCCCAATCAATTTCACCAGCAATTTTTTTCTCCATAAGAGAAGTTTCTGCCTCAATCTTAACCAGTTTTTGTTTTGCTTTAGCTTTCTTAGTATCTACGTAGCCTTCAACTACGCTACTAGCTACACCAAACAAACCTTGTAGTAATACATTAATCATCCTGCTAATCCTTTAAGCCACGTAATATAGTAATAACCAACAATTACAGACACTAAAGTAAATGTAATTACAACTGTTATAACAAGAATACGTTCTTTTTTAGCTGCTTCTATTTCTAATTCTTTTTTAATTCTGGCTCTTTCGGCAGCTATCTCAGCCTGTAGACGTTCCCACTGACCTGCTTTTCCAAAAAGTTGAAACATGCTTCTAAGTTCATTACGCATGTCATCTAGTTTTTCTTTCTTGAAATGCTTTTCGATAGCTGAGTCTTCTGCAAGAGAAAACTTTGCCTTCTTTTTTCTAGCCTCACCAAATTGTAATTCGGCCTCACCCTTAGCATAAGATGAGATAGCTCTCTGAAGTGACCCTAAATCTTTGCCCATCTCCACGCCTTTTTTAAGCGCAGCATGACCAGCGCAGATTGCACTAAACGCACTAATAGGGTCTATCATTTTATGCTGCCTTTTTTACAAGAGGGTTAGAAGCATCCACACCAATCCACTTAGACCACTCAGCGTAGTAGTGACGCATACCTACTTCATCGTGAATAGTGCCACCCTCGTGTCGTCCGTGTAGGATATGGCGAGGTTCTGTGTTAGGACGCATAGTAGTACCCTGCCCTGCTACACCAATAAGGTCTTCATGCAGGTTACGCCCAAAAGCTCCCCATATAGAGTTGTGGTGCTTAATACGTATAGCACGTTCTTCAGGTGTATCAGATTTTAGACCATACCCACGAAATTCTATAAGAACTTTATTAGGAGCCAGAGGAGTTACAGAGTCTGTACGATAGGCACTGCCTCTTAGATTGAAGTTAAATCCTGGAAATAGGTCAACCATATACCACTGGTTCGGTGGTAGAGTAGGGAATGATAACTCCCCTCTGTCATCAAAGCCCTCGTACTCTTCATATTGCACTGTAAAGCTACTGACATTTACGTGACCGTTGTCAAATGGGATGTTCTTACGTGCGAAATACGCATCATTGAAGCCTGTCACACGGTTATGGTAGTGCATGAAGTCATGATAGAACTCACTATTGGTGTCGTGCCAAAGCTTGTAGTTAGTGTCTATGATGGCTTTATGATAGTGAAATACTTCTAGTGGCTCTGTATCTATGGCAGATGAGATGCAATCAAACGCACCACCTATCCACTGCTGTAGACTTTGACTAGGGTTACGGTCTAGTGTAGTCCACACCATACCACCGTGAGCTACCTCTGTTGGTAACTTATCCCAAGCCTCATGGTCTAGTTCTGATAAACTACCAGATACTTTTATAATGCTGGGGTTATGATATAGGTAAGACTGTATACCATCTTTCTCATGTGCGATGAGTATATTCTTGTGTGCAATTTGTGACGTACGGAAACGTCCTACTTCTGGTAGTTCACTCTCGTGACATACAGGAACCCATACTTTAGCAAATATCTTTTCAATTTCTTGTTCGTATAAGCTACGGTCAGAGTAGATAAGAGAATTGATGTGTTCTATGTTTGGGGTCTTAGTCCATTGTTTATGATTACGTGGGGGCATTTAATACACCTTTACATTCTCTGAGTTTATATATCTAGGTACGCAGTACGCTGTTACCCTGTCTTTGGGATCTATATAAGAAAGGTATTCATAGTTTCCATATCTTTTAGAAACTTTACTAGCGAAGTAATTACAATCGTTTACATCCCGAAAGTACATATCTCCGCTAGTTAATTGTCTGGTATCTCCTGTTCCTAGATAAACTAGCAGAAGAAATACGTGCATCATTTCTTTACATGAAAGATAATGAGTACCACAAGTAATACAATTTGAACTGCATCAATAACGGGTAGACCAATCATAGTTGTCTCCTTACATTTTCATTAGCAGAGAGGCTGCGAGGCCAACAACAATTATTGTTGACCCCATTATCATTGCTTCAAGACGCCACATGCGCTTGTCTAAACTGTCTAGCTTACCGTGTACCAAATCACGGAACATCGCACACTCTTTCTCATGCGACTCCAAGTCCATTGCTACTTTTAGTGCTTGTTCCTGTTGCTGAGCTATTTTCATTGTTTACCTACCAGCTAGAAGGCGTTTTACCCACGATGGGCGGTGTAATAAGGTTCTGCATTTGCTCATCAAGCATTGCCTGAACTTCTGCCTCAGTCTTGTCCAAGCTAACAAGCACCTTCTCTTTGCACCAGTCCTTAGTCAAGCTATCAAAGGCTGTAAAGCTGTCAGCGTTAGCTTCACCAAGACCAGCACTGCCATATGCACTGACAGAAAGCGGTGCGCCTTCTTCATTTGTTTCTGTGTCGTGTGTAGCTGTTAAACGCCAATGAATTGACTTTGCTACGTCTGACAAGTCACCTTCGGTTGGTGCTGTGTCGATTTGTGGGAAATCCCAAGTGTAGGTTGCCATTTATATCTCCTGTGCATCCATAGCTGTCTGATAAGCAGTCTTAACTGCGTCTGTCCAAACTGCATTGCAGATAGCTTGCACCTCTGCTGACTCACTGCTTATATCTGTATCGCCCCAAGTGCCATTAGCATCAATAGTGCCATCATCATTATAAGTGCGGCCTGTAAGTGTGCTTGGTGCTACAACGTGCCGATGAAAGTTGCGGCTAATTTCAACGCCATCACGCTTGATGACCGTGGCTGTGCGAACTTGCACAGATTTGTCGGCTGTTATTTCAATCTTATCTTCTATTGTTTCTTCTGTTAGTGACATTTTTATCTCCTATGTCTGGACTGTCCGACCCAATCTCTGAATGGGTTAAGTAATGTAAGAAAAATGCGCACCCCATCCATAGGATTGCCCGTTTACAGCAGTTGATGTGCCGTCTGCTTTACATAACTGATATGACTGTGTTGTGCCGACTTGTGTGTTTGCTTGAATTAAAAAACCAGCAGAATTATATTCACGCCCAACAATCGTAATTCTACTTACATCATCTATAGTAAATGGTAATCCTGACAGTATTCCAAAAGTAGTGCCTGATTGTGTCCACTGTACTTGAAACTGTAATGTAACAAGCCGACCAACTTTTGTGTATCTACCCACTTGTGCGGCATACCCAGATGAATTTGAAACGGTAGGCGTCCAAGTACCTTCCTCATAATCATCCAGCGCATTAGCCGCCGCTGTGTCAGAGCCAAAACAAATGCCACCAGCCGACAACAGCCGCAGACTAATATTTGTGTCACCCACAACAAAGTCATCGCCCTGAAATCCGACTAGATGATTGCCAGAGGTATCAGAACTATTGTCAAAAGTAATAAGGCTTAGTGCTTGTGTTGTTCTAATGTTAATTGGTGCGGCGGCAGACCCAGAATGAACATCAAGCGTTCTGGATGGTGACGAAGTACCAATGCCGACCGCGCCACCCGATGTTATGCGGAGTCTTTCTGAGCCATCATTTGTATCAAAGCGCATAAAACCGCCACTGTGGTCATACCGAATGCCACCAGCAGTTTTAGCGGCATCTGAGCCAGTGCCATCAGCAAATTTAATATTGCCAGTATTGCTGGTTCCAGAATATATAGTCATCCCGTTGTTTCCAGAACCAGAACCAACGACAAGATTTCTTGCGCCAGCAAAGAAAGAACTAGGTGTGCTGTTGCTAATGCCCACCAAGCCATCCGATGTGATACGCATTTTTTCGCTGGCATCTACTCTAAATTGTATAGTTGAATCACTACCAGTATTAGCTTCATCTGATGCAATAATTAAATCATCATAGCCTGTAATACCGATGAAGTTATTTTGTAAATTAGAACTATTGCCATCAAATCTAATCTTAGATGTACCGCCAGAGCCGACCAAATTTATCTGTTCGCTAGGCGAACCTGTCCCAATGCCCACGTTGCCATCGTGGTCAATGGTCATAGCTGTGCGTGTTTCACCATCATCTTTGAAACTAAAGTTAATCCACGGTTCAACAGTGTCTATATCTTCACCACTAGCCATCGTGTTTGTAAACGATGCGGCTCGTGTTCCGTATGCCATATCTATATAGCGGCTAGTATCAGTATCCTGCAAGCGTAGGTTAGGCGAACCATCGTTTAGCGTAACATCGCCATCGACTGTAAGGCCATCAGCCGTCACCGTGCCTGTGTTAATATTCCCAGACGCATCCTCGGTTACAATCTCAAAGCCGCCAGCAGTACCACCATCGTGAACTCGTACACGCTTGTTTGTGGTATCGTAAGTCAGTTCGCCTTGTGCGCCAGTAAACGAATTGTTTTCTGTCGCAGTGCCTCGTCTAAGTTGTACTTGTGTAGCCATAATTATAAGCTCCCATAATCTGTGGTAGATGAAACAGCGTCTGTTACGGCTCCATAATCAAATATGCCATCAATAACGCCAGCGTTAATATTAGATGCGACTAGGTTAATATTTGCCAGATTTGCTACAACTGTGTCAATATCACTCGCATCTCCAACAACAGCAGTCACATCCGCACTAATTCCTGCAACTGTGTTTACATTAGCTATATTACCAACAACAGTATTAACATTCGATATATTTGTTGCTACGGTGCCGATGTCTGTGCCGTCAGCAGCAACAGTTGTTACATCAGAACTAATCCCTGCAACCGTTGTCACATTAGCAGAAATCCCTGCAACTGTCGTTACATTGCCACTGATGCCAGCGACAGTGCCAATATCTGTACCATCAGCCGCAACAGTTGTGACATCAGATGCAATACCCGCAACAGTTTGTATCGCGTTAGTTGCAGATGTCCCATCTTCAATGTCAGCCAGCGTTTGAACATCAGCACTAATTCCAGCAACAACGCCAATATCTGTGCCATCGGCGGCAACTGTTGTGACATCGCTGCTAATGCCTGCGACTGTGTTTACGTTAGCAATGTTAGTCGCTACTGTCCCAATGTCAGTGCCATCAGCAGCTACTGAAGACACAGCAGCGTTAATCCCCGAAACCGTGGTGACATCTGAAGAGATGCCAGCTACAGTGTTTACATCTGCAATGTTTGTGGAGACAGTACCAATATCTGTAGCGTCTGCTGCTACTGCTGTTACATCACTGGAAATACCAGCGACTGTAGTAACGTCAGTAGAGATACCACCAACAGTGTTGACATTAGTAATGTTGTTTGCTACTGTGTCAATCTCTGATACAGGTTCGTTAAGGTCTGCTGCAACAGTGTTGACGTTAGCAATGTCAGTTGCGACAGTTGTTACGTTTGCTACATCATCTGCAACAGTATTAACATCAGCAATGTTTGTTGCAACAGTGTTAAGGTTTGCTACATCATCTGCAACAGTGTCAAGGTTGTCTGTATCCAGAGCGTTAAGCTGTGCTTTGTCTGCTATAGTCAACCATGTGTTTTCAAGGTAGTTTTTAGTAACTGCATCTTGATCTTCTATAGGGTTAGCTACATTCTTAATACGTGTTGATTCAGCATCAAATATACCAGTAGCATCCTTAGCAATAGAATCGTTTGCTGTATCAATAGCTTCCTGAGAAGCGTGGAAGGTTTGAATACTAGAATCATCCAAGTCTTCCTCAGTCAGTACCGAGCCAGACGCAAAGTCAACTGCACGTGCCGTAAGGTCTGTAGTACGGCGAACCTGTACTAGAGTACCAGAGGCAGGTGCAGAAGTCAAGGTTACTTGGGAGGCAGAAGGAAAAGAAAGGCCAGTTTGAGCCACACCGTCTACCGTTACACTAATTTCACTAGTG